AGAAGTGCAGGACAAATGAAAAAGTTTCCAAAAGCTGCTAAAGACCCTAATTCTAGACTGCGTCAGGCCCGTAAACGATGGAAATGTTAGATGATTTATCGTGTAAACACTGCGGACACAACTGTCACTGCGGTAATGGAGGCTCGTGCAAAATCGAGGATTGTGGCTGCAATAACTGCGAACACAACGCTTTGGACGAGTTTTGGAGGAGACTAGATGCCACTGAACAAAAAGGGTAAGAAGATCCTAAAGTCCATGAAAAAAACTTATGGTAAAAAGAAAGGAAAAACTGTATTCTATGCTAGCATTAACAAGGGTAAGATCAAAGGCGTGAAAAAGGGTAAGGCAACTTAGTATGGAACATAATAGAAGCGAAGAAATTTTAAAAATGTTAGAGGGAGCAAGAATTACTCCTAAGAATCCCTTTGGTTTCCGAGAACGAGATAATAATTTTCAAACTAACATGCCAGGCGCTATAGAATATCCAGATTTTTTCTATACTCCTGAAGGCAAACTTATTAGTCCAATGGGGCCTAGTCGAATTATGGGAGGAACACCAGGCAGAGCGGAAGAAGGTTTTGGAAGAGGTAAAGGTAGAGAAGGACCATCTATTGCAACGATGGACTTATCACCGTTGAGTGTTGAAGATTTAATAGATCTGTACGGCATTTCAAGAGAGCAGGCAGAAAAAGTTGTAGAGTTTAATAAAAATGAAATGTTAAAAAGAATAGATAAAGATGAGTTTTTAAAAAGATTCGGGGATAGAGCTAAAACAGACAAGGGCGAAAAAAATTTACTTGATGCCATATTACCTTTTATAAGTCCAACAGTTGGAACTTCAGGCATAATGAAATTACTGTCAGGAGAAAAAACAGGCAGAGATCGACTTCAAGACGGTGGTCGTATCGGTTTTAAATCAGGATCAGAAGGCACGGTGGGCATGAGTCAAAACAGAGTTACACAACTTCTTGACTTAAGAGAAGAGGCCGTAAATAAAAATGATAGAGACAAAATAATAGAGATAGATCAAGAATTATTTTCAATGGGTTTTAGGGTTCCAAACGCTTTGGGTGGCCGTATTGGTTTTGATAACGGAGGCTTTAGTTTAGGACCAGCTGAAGAAATGGAAATGTTAATGAAAAGACTTATAGATGAAGGCGGCATGTCAAGAGACGACGCAGAAAAAGCAGCAGAGCAAATATTATTTGGCCCGTCTGCGATGAAGTTAAAAGATTCTAAGAGAGGTCTTGGTTCAATGATGGCCGCTGCGGATGAAGACGAGTACAGATCACCTCCATTTATTGATGACCCAGAAGGAAGAATGGACACAGATGAGTTTGAAGCAATTAGACAAATCTTAGAGTCTGGTCGATTAACGCAGTTAGATGATGATGAGTTGTTTAGAATGTATGACTCAATGTTAGAGTCAGAGGCAGGATCAAGATTATTAGATGAATATAATATTAATAGTTTTGAAGAGTACAAAGATTTTGTTAATCGCGTAAAAAGAAGACCCGAGGGCATCGAAAATATAATGCCAACAATGGTGGCATAACATGGCCATCGATAGAGACATGCCGCTCAAAGAACAAATGAAGTTCGACATCAGAGCACAAGAAGTAGATATTATGGAAGGCGATCCGCAACTTGATGCTGATGGCGGCGCAACCATAAACTTCGGTGCGCCTCAACCGATGATGGGCGGACACAACGAAAATTTAGCTGATAACATGAGCGATGGCGATCTTGAGATGATTGCAAGAGAACTGTCCGATGCGTATGACGGTGACAAAGAATCAAGAAGTGATTGGTCATCAACTTATGCAGAGGGGCTAGAACTTCTAGGCATGCAGTATGAAGATCGAACAAATCCTTTTCCTGGTGCATCTGGTGTATCTCACCCATTGCTTGCAGAATCAGTCACACAGTTTCAAGCACAATCTTACAAAGAATTATTTCCTGCAGGTGGTCCTGTAAAAACACAAATTATGGGTGCTATTAACCCGCAAGTAGAACAACAATCACAACGTGTAAAAGAGTTTATGAATTTCCAACTTACCCACGTCATGGAGGAATACGAACCCGAACTAGATCAAATGCTTTTTCACCTCCCCCTATCTGGTTCGGCGTTTCGTAAAATATATTTTGACAACACTTTAGGCAGACCTGTTTCTAAGTTTGTCTCATCAGAAGATTTGGTCGTACCATACGAAGCAACAGATTTGCACACATGTTCTAGAATTACACATGTTGTGAAGATGATGTCAAACGACCTGCGTAAGTTTCAGGTGTCAGGTTTTTATCGTGACATTCCTGTGGGCGAACCATCTGAAGGCGACCCAAGCGAAGTGCAAGATAAAATTGACGAGCTAGACGGCAAACAAAAAACATATACCAAAGACGATGTATACACATTACTTGAAATGCATGTGGACTTAGACTTGCCGGGATACGAAGATGCCAATGAGGCAGGCGAAGAGACTGGCATTCGTTTACCATACATTGTAACTATAGAGGAGAACTCAAATCAAATATTATCAATAAGAAGAAACTGGAATGAGACTGATCCACTTAAAATTAAAAAACAATATTTCGTTCATTACAAGTTTTTGCCAGGTCTTGGTTTTTATGGTTTTGGTCTTATCCATATGTTGGGTGGTCTCACAAAAACCGCAACCTCTGTATTACGACAGCTTATTGATGCAGGGACACTCGTCAACTTACCTGCTGGGTTTAAGGCTCGAGGGCTAAGAATACGTGACGATGACCAACCACTGGTTCCTGGAGAGTTTAGAGATGTAGACGCACCAGCTGGTGACCTTCGTGCATCTTTAATGACACTGCCCTACAAAGAACCATCAGGCACGCTATTTAATTTACTTGGTTTTGTAATCGACAGCGGTAAATCTTTTGCAGCCGTAGCTGATATGAAACTTGGCGAGGGAAACGAAGTCAACCCTGTGGGCACGACCATGGCGTTACTGGAGCGTGGTATGAAAGTTATGTCTGCTATTCACAAAAGAATGCACGCTGCACAAGGCAAAGAATTTAAGTTACTTGCAAAACTTTTTGCAGAAAGTTTACCAGCAGTTTATCCGTATCAGATTGTTGGCGGTAATCAAGCGATCAAAGCACAAGACTTTGATGCACGTATTGATGTAATACCTGTGTCTGATCCTAATATATTTTCTGTTACACAACGTGTGACACTAGCTCAACAACAATTACAGTTGGCACAAGCAGCACCACAAATGCACAATATTTATGAAGCGTATCGAAGAATGTATGAAGCAATGGGTGTGCAAAATATTGATGCTATTTTAATGCAGCCGCCTCAGCCACAGCCAAAAGATCCTGCAACAGAAAACTCTGAGATACTTGCAGGTATGCCCGCACAAGCATTTCAAGGACAAAACCACGATGCACACATTGAAGCACACTTTGCGATGATGCACAGCACCGTTGTTAAATCGAGTCCTATTGTTATGGCGAACTTACAGGCACACATCATGCAACACATATCGCTAAAAGCTCAAGAGGAAATACAACAAGAAGTTATGGCGCAAATGCAACAGTTGCCGCCTGAACAACAACAGATGATGCAACAACAGATGATGATGGAAATGCAATCAAGAGTTGCTGAACGTGAGTCAGAGCTGATTGCTGAGTTCGTTGCAGAGTATGAAGAGCTACTAAAAGAATCAACTGGTGATCCGTTGCTCGACTTTAAACGAGAAGAGCTTGACGTCAAACAACAAGACATGATGAGAAAAGCAGAAGAGGCGAGTGAGAGATTAGGTTTTGAAAAGAAAAAAGCACGTGATAAAAAAGCAACTGATCGTGCGAAGATTGACCAACAAAAAGATGCCATTGCACTTCGATCTGCAATCGCCACAGAAAAATTAGAAAAAGATTCTATAAACAAAGTTATGGACAAAGCTGAAAAAATTACATCGAACATGGATAAGATTACGTCTAATATTATAAAACCGAACGGAGGACTGTAATGCCAGGCCATACAGGAAGTCACAGTGGCAGCGCAGGAGTAGGCGGACAATCTCCAGGTCCTCAAGGACAAAGAGGACAAGCCGGATCCAGAGGACCTTCTGGATCCTCTGGTGCAACTGGGCCAGGAGGTTTAAGCCCAGGGCGAGGTCCAGGCGGAGAAATGATGGCCGGGGCATCTCCTGGTGATTTAAGTCGAGCGACAACAGAGGGATTTGATACCACCAGAGGTTTTGACCAAAACGTTCGAGATAAAGGTAGTTTTGTTGAAAGAATTAAATCTGAGGAGGATGAAAGCAATCCAATTAGACTACAAGACATTAGCAGATTATATGATGAATTAAATAAACAAAACATAAATCCAAATCAAGTCACTTTAAAAAATTTTACACAAGGTCCTTTTGCTCAAAAAAACGTTGTTATGCATCGAGGAAAAAGAATAGGTCAATTTGGATCTGTGCCGGCTTTTGGTCTAAGTGGTTTTTTAGCTAACGTTGCTGGTCTTGACTTGCGAGGTTTAAATTTAGATCAATCTGTATTCGGCGAACTAGACAGAGGAGGGCGAGCTGATGAAAGAAGTGTTATGGAAATTTTATACCCAAGCAGTCCAGACGCTCCTGAAGAAGACGAAGATCGAGGCGAGGGTGGTGCTTATGTTGATGACCCTTCTATCTTTACTCCTTTTTATAAAGATTTTTATGGTCAACAGTTACCAACAAGAGGTTTTAAACCAATGAGAAACGGTGGTCTTGCATCACTACCTATGAATTTTAATCCAATGACAAATGTTAATCCTTTTAGTATGATGATGCGAGGAGGACGATAATGTTAAATAGAAAAAAATTTAGGTTTGGAGGCGGCGCAGACATGGGAGGTAATCCTGGAGTTGGAGGTGGCGCTGACTCGGGAGCAGGCAGTGGTTTCGGCGGAGGAGGTCGAAGAGGTCAGACACGTCATGAAAGATCAATGGATAGATTCGGTGGTCGTGGTGGGAACAGACGAGGCGAAAGCACTCGACAACAAATGTACCCTGGAATACGTCCAGGAGAAAAACCTCGTGAATATCGTCAAAGAATGGAAAACCAAAGGCGGCAAGCAGCCGTTGACGCAGAACGAAAAGCTAGAGAAGAGGCAGCAAGAAAAGCTAAAGAAGAGGCAGCTAGGCGCGCTCAACAAGAACAACAAAGATTAGCACAAGAGGCAGCGGCTAGACAGGCTGCTGAGGCGCGGGCAGCACAAGAGGCAGCAGCAGCCAAAGCAGCAGAAGAAGCTAGAAAAAAAGCTGAGCAAGAAAGACTTGCAGCAATAGAAGAACAAAGAAGAAAAGATGCAGAAGAGGCTGCGAAACAAAGACAAGCACAAGCGCAAGGAATAACCGCAGCAGCAGCGTCTTTAAACAGGCCAGCTAGTCCTTTGCGTCAATACAGCGGATATACTCCACTGGATTACGATGTTTCTAAAACAGGATCGTTAACTGATCAATACGCGAGAATGTTAAACGTTCCGTTCTTTCAGCCGTTTATTGCACAAGAGGATATCAATCTAGCTCCAGGTGCAACCGCTGAAGACAGTATTTTTGGTATAGATTCTTTACTGCCAAATTATACATTTGATCCACTGTCTCAAACAGCGTCAAATCCTTATTTTAGTGCCAGACAAGGAGGGCGTGTTCAAAAAGATATGGGCGGTTTTATAGGATTTATGGATGAGCCGTTAAATATTATGCATCCAACGACTAAAATTGATGTTGTAGATGGTGGGATAAGTAGTATATTAAAAAAATATAAAGAGATTAGATCAGAGTTGTAAGCTTATGGTATATTCTTTAGTAGGCGTCAAAGGTGGAAAGACCGTTGGCATAGGTAAAGGCGGCAAAAGAAGCTACAAACGTAAGAAAAAAAGAAAGGTTAGACTGAAAAATGGACGGACTTTGGTTAGGCGATAAGATTTTACGCCTTATTCGTGACAAAAAAGAACAAATTACCACATTTGTTATGCAAGGGAGCACTACTGAGAAGCAAGATTACAATTTTATGATTGGAAAACACCGTTCTCTTGAAGAAATTGAAGACGAAATTAAAGAAATACTCGACAAAGGAGAAAAAAATGAGTGATTTAATACTTCCAGAGCATATGGCGAAGGCCAGACGCAAAGAAAAAGCAAAAATTGCAGAAAAAGGCAAAACTGCGGCTGAAATAGAGCAAAAACAGAAAGAAGTCGAGGACATATACGGCGAAAGAGAGTCAAAATACATAGATCCTGACAATATTGACACTTCTGTGGCTGAAAAACTGCCAAAACCAACGGGTTGGCGTATACTTATTTTGCCATATATGGGCGCAGAAAAGAGTAAAGGTGGTATTATTTTAGCTGATCAAACTCGTGAAAGAGAACAGCTAGCAACCGTTTGCGGTTATGTGTTGTCCACTGGCCCTGATGCGTATGGTGATGTTAATAAGTTTCCAGAGGGTCCATGGTGCAAAAAAGGTGATTGGGTTATCTTTGCACGTTACGCTGGGTCAAGATTAAAAATTGATGGTGGTGAATTAAGACTCTTGAATGATGATGAAATACTTGCTATAATACAAGACCCAACTGATATTTTACATATGTAGTTGGTCTTGCAAATAAATAACCATGGAGATCAAGAACCATGCCCGAGGCACAAAAAGAACAAATACAGGACGATAAACTCGTACCTATTGACACCAGCGGAGAGTCCGTTGATGTTGAATTAAAAGAATCCAATGTAACACCCGTTGAAGAAGAGCAAGAAGTTGTTGAAGAACAACAAGCTGCACCTGAACCAGAAAAAGCGGAAGAAGAAAAACCGTCAACGGACAAAGGTGAGCACGATGAGTACAGTGAAAAAGTCAATAAAAGAATCGCTAAACTCGTTGGTAAACTTCGTGAGGCAGAGCGTAGAGAGGACGCTGCTGTAAAATATGCAGCTGGTTTAAAAGATAAACAAACAGATCTTGAAACACAACTGCAATCGTTAAATCAAAACTATGCATCAACGATGGAAACAGCATCGACTTCACAAGTTGAAGAGGCTAAACTAAGATTAAAAAAAGCGATTGAAGAAGGTGATGTTAATGCGCAAGCAGATGCGCAAAGTATTCTTGCAAGAGCATCACTTGATGCTGAGAGAGCAAAGATTCAAAAAGAACAATTAGAAGCACAAGCAGCAAAGTTTAAAGAGCAAAAAGAAGAGACGGCTCCACCTGTTGTAGAGCAACAAGCACCGCCACCACCTGACCCAAAAGCACAAGCGTGGGCGGAGAAAAACGAATGGTTTGGTAAAGATGAGGCAATGACATACACGGCTTTTGCCGTTCATCGTAAGCTGGTTGAACAACAAGGATATGATCCACGATCTGATGAATACTACGAAGAGATAGATCGTCAGATACAAGAACAGTTTCCAACAAAGTTTGAAGGAGAAAAAAGCAAAAAAGTGGTTGACCAAACGGTTG